GGATCGTCCGGGCCTGGCATGGAGCGGATGAGGACAGCCCGGATCTGATCTCCGACCTGTCCCTGGAGGTGGTGCAGCCGTGACCAAGGAGGATATCCGGGAGCTGCTTGTATCGGTGGATCCCGATATCAAATATAAATTTTCCATGAGTGATGCAGACAGTTATTCATACTGGGAGGATACCCAGCGCCTGCCTCTGATTGCGGATGATGAGCACAAAGAGGCATGGCGCTTTTATGTGCATCACTTTACCAAGCAGGAAGATGATCCTGTGGCAACCGCCTTTTTCCAGGCTCTGGATCAGGAGCCTGGCATTACGGTGTCCTGGACGAAGGGGCCCAGGGAACCGGATACCGGATACATCCAACACATTTTTACCTGCGAGGGGTATTGATATGGCACGATTCAGCACGGAGGGCCTGGATGACCTGATCGCGGAGATGGAGCGACTCAAACAGGATGAGGGGCCAGTCGCTGAGGAGATAGTCAATGCGGCTGTCGAGGAGATCAAAATAGCCTGGAAAGAGACAGCCGAAAAGCACGGATACCGTGATACCGGCGCTCTGATTGACTCCATCGGCATAGGCCCGGGGCCGGTACGCGCTGGCTTCCTCCTGTATCGTGACGTGTATCCGCACGGTAAGGACAAAAAAGGCGTCAGAAACGCAGAAAAAGCCTTTATCCTGCACTATGGGACATCCAGGATAAAGGCATCCTACTGGGTGGATGAGGCTGACCAGGCATCAGCTGAGCCCGTCCGGTTAGTGTGTGAGCAGATATGGGAAGAATTTATCAATGGAAGTAAGTAAAGGAGGCTAAAGCTTATGGCATATGTAGGACTTAAGTGCCTGGTTGTCGCAAAGCTTTCATCTCACACTCCTGGATCCGAGCCGACTTATGAAGCCGGCCGGATTATCGGTAAGATGATTCAGGCCAATCTGAACATCACCCGCGGGAATAACCCGCTCCATGCAGATGATGAAGTCGCTGAAGATGACAACAGCATCACGGCCATGTCCGTAGAGCTGGGCGTGGATGACATCATGGAAGATGACCAGGCTTATATGGGACTGGTGGAGGCCAAGACCACCGGCACCGGCGAAGCCGCTGTAACCACATACTACGATACGGATGCACCCGCCGATGATTGCGGGACCGGTTACATCCGTGTCCGGCGCAAGGGTGGAAAAACGTCCTATCAGGGAATCTGGATTTACTCCACAAAGTACGGATTCACGAGTGAAAACGCGCAGACCAAAGCGGAGCAGATCCAGTGGCAGACGCCCACCGTTACCGGCAACGCGAGGCCGCTTCTGGTGGATGACACTGGAAGAGCGAAATTCCGTAAGCGTCAGAACTTCACCGCTTACGCGGACGCTTTTGCCTGGATCAAGGGCCTGGGCAATGTCCCCGCAACTTAACACACTACCCCCGGCGGGCTGTCCTGTCCGGGGGTGTTTAACTTTTGAGGAGTGATTTACATGGCTGAGAAATTACCGATTGTCAAAATTGGCGGGCGTGCTTTCCCGCTGAAATTGTCTCTCAGAAGCTATACAGCCCTGCAGCAGATTTATCCGGATTTTACGGTGGACACAATCAAGTCGGTGGTCAAAGACCGTAAGAAAATGGTTACCGTTCTTTATTACCTGGCTGATGACGGTGCCATGATAACAACCGGAAAGCCATTGGATGTGGATCTTGACTGGTTTCTGCTTTCCTGCCCGATGAACGTCAAGAAGTACATAGAGATCCAGATAGCGCTCAATGAAGCCGGCACACTGGCCATGCTTGTGGAGACGGACCTGGAAGAGTCGCGTGAGCATGAGGTTGATGCGGTGCTTGAAGAGATTCAAAAAAAAAGCACCACCTTACCTGGAGACAGCTCACAGCCTGGGGACTGATCGCTGGCTTGCGCATAGACGAAATGCAGCTGATGTCCCCGGGTTTGATCATAGATCTTTATATCTATCGTCGGAATTACGATGACATGGAGCACCACATCCGGCGCGAAGTGCAGCAAATATACGATTAAGGAGGGCCGCTGAATGGCAGACTTGAGAAGCAGGTTTATCCTGGAAGGTGAGCAGCAGTATCGTCAGGCCATGACCAATGCGGCCAATGCGGTCAGGGTTCTGAATTCGGAGCAGAAGCTGGCGGCTGCGCAGTATAAGAACACCGGCGATGCGCAGAAGTACGCGGCAGACCAGGCCCGCATACTCCAGGAAAAGATTAAGCAGCAGGAAACCATCGTCAAAGCCGCCCAGAAGGCGATGGAGGACCTGACAAAAAAAGGCGTAGCGGAGAACACCAGGGAATTTCAGCAGTGGCAGACAAAGCTGAATAACGCGGAAACGACATTGACCAACATGCAGACGGAGCTGGCCAATGTTAACAGCAGCTTTCAGAGCGTCACCACCACCGCCCAGGAAACCGCATCCGCAGTCGAATCCGTAGGCAAAAATGTTTCCTACAGCACCGTTATTGACGGGATCGGGAAGATCACCGACAAGATGGGCGCAGCTGCAGGGAAAGCCAAAGAGCTGGCCGGTGAGCTGGTCAGCACCATGAAGGATGCAGCCGCATGGGCTGACGATCTGGTCACCCAGGCATCTGTTTATGGGATCGATACCCAGACGCTGCAGCGAATGCAGTATACGGCCAAGGTCATTGACACATCAGTCGAAAATATCATCAAGTCCCGCCAGAAGCTGGTTAACAATATGGTTTTCGGCGGGGATGAGATTCAGAACATTTTCGACGAGTTGGGCGTTGCCACCCAGGAAATGTTCCCGGGCAAATACGGCCCTGTTGCTGCCGGTTTTCGTGATTGGGAGGATGTCCTTTGGGATATCGGGGACGCGCTCCTGAATATCGAGAAAACCAAGGGTATGGAACAAGCATCCGCATATGCGACTAAGCTCCTGGGTCGTAGCTGGGAGCAGCTAAGACCGTTGTTTGAGGCAGGCCGGGAAGAATACGAAGAGGCTTTTGCTTCCTGGAGTACGGTGTCAGATGAAAACATCGGAAAGCTGGGCGAATTGGATGACGCGATTCAGAAGCTCAATAGTGAGTTTGAAGTTCTGAAGCTGACAGTTCTCTCCGAGCTTGCGCCTGGGTTTACCGTACTGGCTGACTCGGTCACCAGCCTGCTCAAACAGTTTAACGACTATCTGGCCACCGATGCCGGGAAACAGAAGCTGGGAGAACTCAGTGATGCAGTCACGGGTATCTTTGAAGGCTTGACTGATATTGATTTTGATACCGCCCTGTCTACTGCCAGCACGGCGCTGACATCCCTCACCGATGGTCTTGGATGGATAAAAGATAACTGGGGTACCGTTGAGGCTGGCCTGGGTGTGCTGGCCGGCAGTTTTGGCGCGCTGAAGATCTCCGAGGGCGTCCTGAAGTTTATGCAAATTCTGGCGGCGGGGAAATTCCTTCTGGGGACAACGGCAGCGGGTGACGCTGCCAAGGCCGGTGCAGAAGCAGGCGCAGCCTGGGGCGGAGGTTTTGCATCAGCAGTCCTCAAGGCCGCGCCCTGGCTTGCTCTCATTGCAGGCACTGGCGTGCTGTCCAATGTGATCGACAAGCAAGCGGTTGATAAATACAACGAGAACACGGAAAAAGCCGAGGCAACTGCGACCGCAGCCGAAGCAAAAGGAGACCCGGAGAGTGTTCGCCTGGCTGAGCAAATCCGACTACTCAACGCCCTGCGGGATCCTGAAACGGATCTCAATGAGTTCAACAATTTGGACCTGGATCTGCTTCGCAAATACGCGCCGAATGCTCAACTCTTTGACAAGCTGGATCAGTATGGCGGAACGGTAAACGGATGGCTGAGCAGTGGCGAGCCGCTTTTCGGGGCAGCTGAAATGTTTGCTGATGATTTGATAGCGCTGCTTCAGACAGCCATTGAGCAGGTGGCCACTGCTGTTGAGGATACCGCCACGGATAAAATAACCCAGTACCGTGTCGCAGATGAGCAGGGGTCTCTCCTTAACCTGTCAGCGGCCCAGGCTCAGGCAATTGAGCAGTTCTGGGACTGGTGGCGGGTGAATGGAAACGCAGACTATTCTGATGCCGATTTTGACTCCCATTGGAGCGCATATGAAGGCGCTTTTGCTGGGGACAATACTGTTTTTCAGTTGATTGATGGCATTATGTCCCGCCTGTACCAGTCGACACCCGACGCCAGCAAACTTCCGGAAGACTTCTTTATTACCCCTGAGCTCCCGGATGATACCGGGGAGAAGCTGCAGGGAGAGCTCAACCAGCTGCACCTGGTGGCATCCGTCACGCTCCTGCCAGATATTATGAGCGATATCGGATCCGTTACCCATGCGGCCAATGGCCTGTTTTCCGTACCTTATGATGGGTATCCCGCAATCCTGCACAAGGGTGAGCGCGTCATGACAGCCAGGGAGGCCGGGAATAGCTACAGCAGTAATCTTTACGTGGAATCGATGTACATGAACAACGGCACAGACGCGGCTGGATTGGCTGCCGCAATGGCAGCGGCCCAGCGTCGCACCATGGCCGGATACGGGAGTTGATTGAGTGGGACATCGTAGCTATTTTGTCTGGAATGACATCGATTGTCGTTCCATGGGAGTCCTCACCGCCGGGCCTGCTCCCATCGTCTGGCCAGAGGAGCGCGTCAAACATGTGACCATCCCAGGCCTGAGCGGGGATCTGACGGAGATTGAGGGTGATAATGTTTATAACTCATACATCCAGACCGTCACGATCCACGTTCATGGGGCCTACCGTGCGCGGGAGATCAAACGCTGGTTGCGTGGCAGCGGCTATGTGACTTTTTCCGGGGAGCCGGACAAAAGGCAGAAAGCGCGCGTTATCGGGGCCGTCACGCTGAACCGGCACAGCAGAAACCTGGACTGGTGGAGCGGCGAAGTCCAGTTCTACTGTTACCCGCTGAAGGAAGCCCTTGCAGAAACCTGGGACGCGGTGACGGCATCCGGTCAGACCATCCGCAACAGCGGCGACGTGATCAGCCGCCCGGTATATAAAATCACCCTGAGTGATACCACATGCGTGCTTACGGTGGCGGGGGATGGACTGCCGGATGATAACAGCATCACCGTCACGGACATGGTGGCCGGGGCTACCCTGTGGATTGATACGGAGGCCCTGGGCGTATGGAATGATGATCAGACCGTGTTGCTCACCCGGTACAGCTCCGGGGACTTCCCCCTGCTTGCTCCCGGGGTTAACACAGTCACCGGCAGCGGATGGAGCCGGATCGAGATTGCAAAGAGGGAGAGATACTTATGATCAGCGTTTTTTCTCCCGGTAATGTCAGTTTTGACGGCAACGGTGATGTGGTATTGATGCCCCTGGAGTGCAAGATCAGGCAGGTGGCCGGCGGCGCCTATGATTTGACGCTGAAACACCCCATAGATCCATCCGGTAAATGGATGTACCTCACACCTGAGGCTATCATCCGTGCACCTATTCCGCCTGAGCTGATTGAATCTGCCTATTCCGGCATGGATGTGGATGTCTATAAGACCGTCGGGTCTGCACCGCTGAGATCAGCGCCCAGTGAGCCGACGCCTATCTATTATGCAGAGTGGAATTATCAGACGCAGTACAGCGTTGGCTCCCGTGTCAGCTGCACCGGATGGAGGCATCGGAACTATCAGTGCACCGCTTATGATGGAAGTAGTCCACAGGTGCAGGTGCCGCCTTATAACAACCCCAGCTGGTGGAAGGAAATTCCGGATAGCAGCTCAGGCGCACCGGTTATGGTGACACTTCCGGCGGGGACGTCGCTGTACTTTGTCGAAAACGCAGCCGCCGGCTGGTACAAGGTAAGCACCCTGTACGGCCTGGAAGGATATATCAAAACCTCCGATGTGGTTTTTGACCGGCATCTCACACCATCCGAAACACAGCCCCACACCATCACAGAGCAGCTATTTAGGATCAAAACCGTATCGGTGGACACAAAGAGCAGCCAGGTATCCGTTACGGCTGAGCATGTCAGCTATGACCTGAGAGGCATCATTGTCCGGGATGTGAGCATCTCCCAAATGTCCCCGGCCATGGCCCTGGCGTGGATCGAGTCAGGATTTACGATGGCTTACCAGGGGACCATTGCCACCAACATGACAAGCGCATCAGACGGCACAATCTCCGAGAAGATCAACGGGAAAAATGCTGTGTTTGCTCTCCTGGATCCCGATCAGGGGATTGTGGCCAGATTTAACGCGTCATGCCGGCGCGATAATTGGGACTGGTACATCATGCGGAAGACGGCCACCAATCGCGGCTTTAAGTTGCGGTATGCTCAGAATATGCTGGGCGTCTCCTGGAAGATCAAGAGCGACCAGCTTGTCACCAGGGTGATGCCGGTGGCCAAAAATGCATCCGGCGGAGACTTATTCCTTTATCCCACGGAATACATTGATTCCCCCAATCTCGCAGCGTTCCCGGTGATACGCACCGAATGGCTCAAGGTCAACGGTCAGGTGGGCAAGGATGACGGAAGCGGCACCGGAACGACCTGGACGGAATCCACATTGCGCGCTGAAATGCGTCAGCGAGCGCAACAGCGTTTTGATGTAGACAAAGCGGATCAGCTGGTGCATGAGATTACGATAGACTTTGAGCAGCTCGGGGACACGGTCGAGTATGCTGGAATGAAGGGCCTGGAGCAGGTTCTGCTGTATGACACCGTAACGGCCATCGATGAGAGGATCAGGCTCAGCGTCACGGTGGAAGTCACGGAACTGGAATGGGACGCAATCAGGAAGAAAGTCACCGCCCTGAAGCTGTCAAACGTGACCGCATATGCCGGAAAGAATGTCAGCGGCTTTAATGTCCTGAACAACTCCATCACCGGGCAGAAACTCACGGATGACGCGGGGGAGGACCTGGTGGGCAGTGCTGTTGACCAGGCTGTTGAGCAGGCCCAGGAAAACACCACAACAGCGGTTAACAACATGCGCTCTATCATCCAGCAATGGGTGACAAACAATTTCGAACCGATACAGGGAGGCGAGTAAATGGCAGCGGCTTATCATGATGATATCGTAGATATCAATCTTAACAGCGGGACCGTCCTCAGGACGTTTTTGCACCACGCCCTCTGTGAGGGTGATGTGCAGTCAAACCGGTATGGTTTCCGCCTGTACCGTGACGGCGTGCCGGTGACCATCGATGGATCAACCGCGATGGGGTACTTTATCAGGCATCGCACAAATGAAACCCTGGTCATCAACGGGGGCACATTTGCGGACAACTTGGCCTATGTTGTCCTCCCGGCGGCATGCTATGCCCAGGAGGGCGGTTTTAGCCTGGTCATCAAGCTGGTGGGCAACGGGATCACGGGGACGATGCGCATCATTGACGGCATGATCGTCAATACAACCTCGGAAACTATGATTGATCCGGGCAGCCAGGTCCCGGATCTGGCGGAACTGATGGCTGTCATTGACCGGGCGGAAGCGGCAGCGGAGACCATCCAGGGCTTGCAGATTACCCGGGAACTGATCGCCGGCACTCGTTATAAACTGGTTGTCACAAAGGCAGCATCTTAAGGGGGCGATCAGATGGCGGCCACGGAAGCGGAAATCAATAAAATCGTTAACGATATGAACCAGGCAAGGCGTCAATCTGACTGGGCGGACACTGTCGTGTTTGAGCCTGAGCAGCTGAGCGGCACCCGGTACAAGTACGTTTTGACAACGGAATTTAACGACCGTAGAGAATAAGGAGGGACATTATGGCCATAACAAAAGGGGTCAGCGTACTGACCCATAATGGTGAAGACCTGGCGATCAATGATGCCAATGTGGCGCACGAATTCGACGCCGCCAGCGCTTATGCGATCGGGGACCATGTGACCTACTGCGGTAAGCTTTACTGTTTCCATGCACCCCATGCAGCCAATGCGGCATGGGACTATACAAAGGTCCGCGAGATCCTGATTGGCGATGAAGTCACCGCCGTGAAAAACAATCTTACTGTCCCCTTCGATGAAACAGTCTCCTATTCTGCCGGATGGTATACATATTACCAGCCTGACCAGGCGCTCTATCGCTTCACGGTAGACCATGCAGCTGGTCCCTGGTCTTATTCCCATGTTGTCCGGGTGACGGTAGGGGACGAAATCATCCGCAACCGGACGGAAACTGATAGCGCTGTTGCTGATTTAAAGAGCGCCTTAAACGATATGCAAGCACACTCCGCAACGGAAAACAAGCTGGATTTTTATCTGTATAAACGTAATGCATATATTAACGCAAGCGGGGTTCTTACACCTTTGACTGGCGTTGTACTGTTTCGTGTTCCTATCAAAGCTCCGTCTTTCTTTATCATGAAATGGGATGGAGAAATATCTCCTTTTGATGGTATATCCGATTATACTTGGCTGGAAGACGATCAAGGCGGCTTGATAAGAGCTACCAATAGCAACGGGCTTTTGAGTAATACCAATAAGTATAAACTGGTTGTCCCAAAGAACGACACTGTTGCAATTTATTTTAATACGAATCTTGATACCTACAAACAGTGCGATTTGTTTATTGGTGGGCTAACTGGGAATAACCCTCACGCTGTTGATGTTCCCGGGGGCATACAGCCCATAAATAAAGAAACTTTTCCAACTTGTAGAGCACATTGGGGTAATAATACTTTTGTTAATTTGAGTTCTGGTGTATATTCAAGTTGGATGAGAGCAAAAGCAGGGGACAAAGTTGAGTATAGTTTGGATATACTTTCCTCTTTGTCGTATATCGGTAGATTTATTGCCATAGATGGTACAGTTACGACTCTCAGTACTACTGGTACTTCATTTGAGTGCCCAAGTGATGGGGTATTGTATCTGCTTAACTTAAATGATAACATATCTGAACAGTATTTTATTCCCAAAAATCAAAACAAGACAAACGTGGAAAATGTACAAGGATTAACAGAATACGCAGACAGTCATATTGGTTCAGCGATGACCAGCTTGGCTCTAGACACGATTGGGTTAAATTCGATTTTAAGCCAATATCTGGACAGAGAAGGCGCATACTTCTTTAACGGAGTGTATACCGAAGATAGCAAATTTAACGTGTATAAAGTACCGATGAAACTCCATGATGTTGTTACATTGTACACAACTGACGGTTCAGATTATGCGGGTGCTGGCGGTCTAAATAATGGCTATTCGTTAATGATGGAAGAAGACGGTATATATTATCTTTGCACAAGTAATAATAATCGCTGTGTATATAGTCAGCACATGGCAACAGCGATGGGTAGGGTAGCATCTTCAAACCTGTATATAAACGTCTATAAAAACGAACTCCCTGTGTTAGTGTTCGGGAAAAACACCAATGGAAACACGATAACGAATGGGCAATACCTTAAGCCGAACGATATGATTTCGTCTGTAAAGCGATTTGCCTTAAAGACAAGTCATTATCTGAATATCAGAAGTCCGTATAATTTCACGACTCTTACCGGGATGCTTGTGTATTCATTGCACGTATCTGAAGGTGATAAGCTTGTTTTTTCCTCAGCACCTCCCTCAGTATCCTTCTATGGGTCATTTTTAAGTTTTGCAGATGAAAGCGTTGTAACAAGAATCACGAGTTTGAACTATACTGTACCGTCAGACGGAATAGCTTTTGTATTTATTGATGGGGAAGATTCTATAGATTGCACCATTTATCCTGCGGAAACATTCAAGGTTGACTATAAAGATATAGTGAACACTCCAGAAGCGGATAACAGGTACAACGGATTGCAAGCCGTGGCGTTTGGAACAAGCCTTACTTACAGAGCGCAAACAACTGGCGGATTTCTTCAATACCTTCCGGGACTGTCCGGCATGATCGTTGACAATCAGGGAATCGGCTCATCGAAAATTAAAGGGAACATGCTGACAGCGATAAAGAATTACGCATCTTTCGCCAACAAAAATGTGTGTTTACTTGAAGGCTTTGTTAATGACTGGTATCAGAACATGCCGCTCGGAGAATGGACGGATTCGACTGAAGATACCGTCTGCGGATGTGTTCGAGTTGCATTGACACATATCGTTACGCAGAACCAGACGCTCACTGTGTTCTTGATCCTTGATCATTACGGAAAAGGGATAAGTGCTACAACGGAAGTCAACGAATCAAACCTCACGCAGTATGAATATTACGAGGAAATTGCAAAGGTTGCCGAAAGCCTTGGAATTCCGGTTATCAAAGAATATGCTCTCAGTCAGATTTCGGAATACGCTCCGCAGTATCTGCTTGATAACATTCACATGAACGATCTTGGTGCGCATCAGTCTGCAAATGTAATTTGGTCAGTGATGAAACAGCATTATCCCAATGCATTAGCGACCTGAAAGGAGTGAGCGCAAGTGAAAAAGCTGTTTGTCAGTGTGGACAAAAAGTACAAGACCGAAGAAGTGATAGCCTGCCAGATTAAACAGGCTGTCGAAGAATCGAAAAAACAGGTCGGTGATAAGGTCGAATTGATCGAAGACCTTGAGAAAGCCGATTGCGCTTGGTTCGTTGATGAGTGGGAAGATGATATTGGGTGCTACAAAGATCATGAATATTGTTTGAAAAACGGCGTCAAAATCCTGCATGACAAGTCAGAATTCTGGAACAGAACCTGATTCAAGACGGACAATGACGAAATAAGTGCGAGAGGAGAAAAGAATAATGGCAAAGTATCGTAAAAGACCCGTTGTAATTGAAGCATATCAGACGGACAAAGAACTTGACATTGAAACCCTTGAAGGAACCATGCACGCCAATGCTGGAGATTGGATTATCACGGGAGTTAATGGAGAACAGTATCCATGCAAGCCGGATATTTTTGAGAAGACATATGAACCTGTTTCTGATTGAAAACGGACTTTAATGTACATCGGTGTACACTGGTGTGGTATAGGAGAAGCGATGATCGAATTTTTGACATGGAACAATTCAACTGCACACGCTACGAACAGTTATCCTTTAGCAATCGTGATTCTTCTTATTGCTGTTCCATTGATTGCTTGCGTGGTTACTGCTTTCTTGGATAAACACGGTGCGCCAGACGATGACATCACCTTTGATCCAAGATATGACGAGTGGTGAAAAAAAGAAGGGGGCTACCAGCCCCGATCCGGTTAGTAGCCCTTCTTCTTCAGCCACTCATCGAGGGCCTTCTGGATCACCCATGAACGGGGGCGTTCTTCCTCTTTCATGTACTTCTCCAGACGCTCGATGATGGAGTTTGGGAGCGAGATATGGTAGTCCTTGAAGCCTGACATATCTTCGATCCCTCTCAAGTTTCTGCCGCCGTTAATGCCCATTGGCTTCCACCTCCTGATTCAAGTATATGGTGGCTGTCAATGGACAAGACCGGAGGGCGAGTACAAAATTGCCCAACTTTGAGAACGGACTTTAAATCAGT